GCCGGGTACATTGGGTACTTGGACACTCTTGGTCAGCCATGACCATCCGCACAGCGGAAGGAATCCTTCATGTCACCCGTCTACACGCGCGACAGGACTAGGCTCGACGTTGACTACGTCGATCTGACAGTCTCGGGCGCGTATGGCACGTACGGAGGCGCCCAACCAGGCGTTTACCCGGTCGCTAAGGAGTGGCGTCGCTTTCGTGACGCTCCTCACGCAGGACTTGTTAAGGGTCGATACCCAGCAACACCCTGCTACGACCAACGTGCTACGGTGACACAGACGGCCCCGTTACCAACGTCCTCATGGACGCTGGACGGACAATGGACCATGTCGTCCGACCGTCTGTTCTTCCACCCAGGTTGGCTCTATGACCTGGTGTGGGAAGTTGAGCACCTCGCCTCTGGTCTGAACCCGACGCTCCATCGTATGATGACGTCGCTGATGACTCAGATTCCGGCTGAGGTGGAGCTCGGGAACTTCGCCATAGAAGCGAAGCAATCCCTGGAGCTCATTCCGTCTCTCGTCGAGCACTGGCATAAATTGCTTAGCATGCAGCGGGTAAAACCTCCCCGACCGCCCCGAATAGGGCGCAACGGGAAGCCGCTGCCTGAAAAGCCACGGAGGGTTGATCCCTCGAAGCCAGTGAATCCGGGGGCGCCGCCCCCGGACCCGACGAAGGAAGCCGCTGACCACTCTCTCTGGTGGCAGTTTGGTGCTGCTCCGCTGATCTCCGACCTTGAAAAGCTCACCTCACTAGGTGAAGCGGTCGGGCAGCGGCTAGAGAGACTTCGGACCTGGAATGGGCGGGTAGTGAACCGCCGCGCTGGACCATTTTCTGTGGTCGAGCTTCCTGGTCTGCGTCTATGGCATCCACTCTGGCTCGGAAGCTATGGTACCAGCAATACGCTGACGTACCGGCTCGAGTCGGTGACCTCTGAGGTGCGGGCGAACGTTCGCCTGGATTCACACTTGGAGGGCCTAGACGGGTGGGAGGGAATCACCGCCGCCGCGTTGGCAGCGACAGGGCTTAACAACCCCCTCGCAGTGGTCTACAATGCTATACCGTTCTCGTTCGTTCTTGACTGGTTCACACCAGTCGGAGACCGGCTTGCTCGTGTTGGCGCTACCCCCATTCGGGGACGCTGGCAATTGAGCGATTGGACTTGGAGCCACAAGCTTCAGGCCCGATTCGGGCTTAGGTGCGTCCATTGGGTTTCGAACCCGTGGACGACGAACTTGACAGCGGAAGTGCTCGTTGGACATGTCGACGTGAGCGTCTATGTCAGAGACATAGAATTCCCATCGTTCCCATTTTCATGGCCCCTATCCGCCGGGCAGGCGGGCAATGCTCTGGCCTTGGTCTTAACGACCGCCAGTTAACATAGATCGGAGTCCTCATGTACGAGCAGTCGACCCTTCTTGCGGATGTCGTGACCGAGACCGACCGGCCTTTCGTGCTCCTCCCGGGGACCCTCGGTGCCAATACCTATCGCCGTAAGGTGGTAGGCAATGGAACCCTGGGCGTCCCGATGGTGCTCGATATCAAGGGCGATATTCTCGCCCCGGCCGGTCCGCGGAAGTACAGCGTTGCACGTCTCTCGCTCACCCTGAGCGAGGGGATTGACGTTGACGCCGCCTTCGGTCCTCAGCCCATTGCATCCACTCAGGTCACCTTCAATGCCCCGTTCGGGCAGGTCGACGGCCAGAGTGTCACCACCAGCGACGTGATCGCGAAGATTCGCGCTCACCTGGCGTTTATCGTTCAGTACACTCGCGGGAGCAAGCTCTCCGCGGGCGAAATCGCGACTTGGAACACTCTGGTTGGGAGTTCCGCTTTCTATGCGGCTCTCTCCGACCTCTTCGACGGCGTTCGTTAGCCGTCGGAGTTCAAGATGAAGGCATGGCTGTTCTAGGATAGGAGGCCCAGGTGCTAAACACCGACGCCTTAAACGTCCTAGGCACGATGCGTGCCCTCCTCCGTTCTATCCTTTTGGAGTGTCCTGTACCAATCCCGGCATCCTCTCTCGAAAAAGACATCGAGGTCGCCTCCCGGCGGCTCGAGTCTGAGGGGCTGCCATTCGTCACGACCCAACTCCCTCGCCTGGGTAAGGCGGTGGACAGGGCCTTAGAGACTGGCGTACTAGAGCCTATACCTGGTTTTGGCCAGGCGCATGGTTCTGCACTACCTGCTTTTGGGCAGGACGTGCTACGCTATCTCTTTGAAGACGATGGTACTCTGCGATCGGTTGCTGAGAAGCAAGCCGAAGTGATCGGGGCCGCACTCCGCCATTTGCGGACTGTATGCTTCTTTGCATACAAGTTGGACACGGGTTACTCCAGTGCACTAGAGGGCTCATACGAAGAAGCCTTCATAGCCACGGACGAGTCCCTGCCCGGTGCAGCCGACCTAGCCGACAGTTCGGATCTCCTAGAGGTGGCCGCTTACGAAGTGGCCCGTCTCATTGGAGACATAGCCCCGCGTGCTGAGGAGTTGTTACCCCGGCACGGACCAGGAGCAGTGGCGGGCGGAGAACGGGACGAGGAGAAGTACCAGTTCGACGTACTTCCCTTGAAGACCGTGCTAGCCTCATTGTCGTCGTTGTTTTTCGTCAACGATCGACACCGGCAGTCCGTAAGCATGGACGCGACACTTGACCTGATGAGGTCTCGATTAGCGTTTGTGCCCAAGGATTCTCGAGGACCACGTGTTATCGCTATCGAACCAAAGGAGCTGCAGTGGCTGCAGCAAGCGATGCGCGAGTCCTTAGTACCGAGGATAGTGGACGGTACGCGTGGCAGGATCAACTTCAGCGATCAATCGGTTAATGCCGACTTGGCGCTGGTGAGTTCTAAAACGCGGAAATTCGCGACTCTCGATATGAAAGACGCGAGCGATAGGGTAAGCCTTGCCCTGGCTGAGAGGGTTATACCTCCTTCCTGGATGAGGATGTTGCACGCTACGCGTTCTGAGACGACAGAGCTTCCATCCGGAGGCACCGTGGTCCTGAAGAAGCTAAGCTCGATGGGGTCGGCAACAACCTTCCCTATTGAGGCCCTTATCTTTTGGGCCGTTTCTGTCGCAGCCATCTCCCAGCACAAGCCTGGGAATCGCCAGTGGGTACGTGACCATGTTTACGCCTACGGGGACGACATAATCGTGCCCCGTGAACACGCTGTTCACGTAATGGACGCACTGGAGTCGGTTGGACTGCTTGTCAACCGATCAAAGTCGTTCATCGACGGTTTCTTCAGGGAGTCGTGTGGCATGGACGCTTATTACGGCGTCCAGGTTACACCCATCCGCATGAAGAGGCTGCCTCCAAAAGGACGCAGTGATGTGAACGCGATTGCGGCTGCCTGTGATCTGGCCAATCGGCTGGATCAAGAGGGCTATGCGATCGCGGCGGAGTGCTTGTACAGGCGGGTTGAGGCCTTCATCGGCCCATTGCCGTATGGAACTCCCCAATCGGGGTTTCTCCACAAGCACTACAGCGGCTCGGATGCCGCTGCTTTCCAGACGTCGCGGGAAGAGAGATCCTACCGCTGGCGGATGGACCGCACCCTCCACAGGGTACAGGCCAAGGTGTGGGTGGTCGAAAAGGCCAGACGCACTACGGTCCTGGACGGGTGGAGCCGGTTGCTCCGGAACCTCACTCAGGGTTCCGGTGATACACCGGATCAGATCGTGCCGACCCGGGCGCGGTTAACTTTGCGTAAGACTTGGCGTTACGTCACACGCTAAAGTGGCGCCGGGAGACATCCCGGGTGGAGAGGGTCCGCCCTTTCGGGTGGGGGGAGTAGCAATACTCTTGGTATGAGCAGGGGC